ATACGCACTCCACAATCCTGCGATTCTTTGGTGGTTGTAGTATGGGTGTCCATAGACACTTCCACGCTGTTGGATCGTAGTAATGACTTCATTAAATAGATCCTCAGTTTTTGTCATAATCAAACACAGCCCTAGATCTTAGTTTTTCGATCTTCTGATTATGCTCGATAGATGCTTTCCAGCCAGCTGATCTACCAACCCAGTAGCCACGATCAAACGCTCTACTTTGTATCTTCCAATAAGCCAGTACCAATACTGCTAGACCTAACATGATCCAGAAAAATATCAGACCATCCTGTCTAGCTTCTAGCCATATGTTATTCATTTGTAGCCCTACCTTCTATGCACACGCTTTGTGGCATGTCAATAGTGTGACACTTGTGTATGACTTTGTGGATGATTTAGGGCTTAATTTTGATAACGATTTGATAACGTTATTTGTAGAGTTTGCCCTCAAATATAAAGCTGCCATCTGCATTTATAGGTATAGTTATTACCTGAACCTTACGCTCATGCACATATGCCACAGCGAAGCCTTGTTGCCAGTTAGCATAGCCCCTTGTATACGCCATGCCTGAACTGCTTAAATCAACAAGATTTCCGACTTCATAACCCCATACAGTACGGCCTAATTGGCCTCTGGAAGCCTCTGTAAAGGCCGCAGACCCTAATCTATGGGTATGCCCACAGACAACGCTCTTACCTAGCCTTCTAGCCCCGTTTAAGGCCGTTTGTCCAGGAATTTGGCTAAGAGGGAAAGAGTCGCCATGTACGGCTGTCCAGCCTGGCGCCCAATCGAGCCCAAAGGGGTGGAATTTAATGTCGAGCTTGTCATATCCCATAAAACGCTCATACTGCATTTCTGGTAAGTTGAGGAATGATGGTAGTCGCTTTTTAATTGATCGGTAAAGTCTGATTCCATGATTACTTCCTAGTACATCTGTTACGCCTAAGTATGTTAGGACTTCTTGTGTTTGTTTTCTATCATCGTTTATATTGCCGACCATCTCATCTATTGTGCCAGCATTAAAACCACCTAACTGTGGTAAATCAATTTCATCACCAATACAGATAGTGCGGTGCGGATTCCATTTAGCCAGGAAGCGGCCAACAGATTTAACAGATTTCTCATTAAAAAATGGTACTTGCAGGTCAGACACAAACGCTATGCGCTTAATCGTCATCCTCATCTGGAGTAGGGATACTAGGGATAATGCCGTCTTCTCCCACTACCCAATCGGGCATGGAAGATGGGCTATCCATTAGGTATAGGGCAACAGATTCTGAAAACCCTGCCTTACGTGCAGCTCTAAACATCTCGTGCTTAGCAATATAAAACACGTCTAACTTAGTTAATGGCTCAGGTGATTTACGCACCCTGCGCCTATTAATCTTCTTGCGTTTACGTGTAGTTGCCATATTAAAATTATGACTTACTAATCAAAGTAAATAGATCATCGACACGCTTTTCTAGTCGATTAAGTTGATCCTTCATAGAGCTACCACCATTAGGTTTTAACTCACTGAGAAAACTTTTAATAACCCAGCGTAGAGCCACTAATAAAGCGCCTGCGATAGAACAAACGCCAACGCCAAAGGCGACCCATTCGTTCGGTGTCATTTCGCATCAGCACCGACACCATAAGCTGTATCGGATTTATCTAGAGCCCTAGCTGCTGGGCCAGCAAGTGCTGCAATTACTACAGACAGTGCTGGATCTAAACCTAATTCATTACTTGCTAAAAATGTTAAGAAAGATACTAGTACCCCACGTGCATAGGATTTTAGTATTGCTTTTTGCTTTTTGGTTATTTTCATATCTTGCCCCCTAGTAGTGGTATATCAAACGGCTTAGAATCTTTATCGCCTAACTTTGTAAAGCTAATGTGTATGTGCTTCTTGTGTGGGTTAATGCCACGATACCTGCGCCACTTAAATCCAAACCTTCTTGATGCAATAAAGCCATTATGGATTACGTAAGATATGCGCTTATCGGTTTTAGCACAGATTCTGATCTGGTCAGCCAGATATATCGAGAGCTGTTCGGATGAATCCAAACGAGAATCAATATCAATGGCTCGGACGACCCCAGATTTGTCTGGATTATGATCCGATTTACTGGCGGAATGACGAGCATCACCAATCCACCCATCACTGGTAGAGCGGCGATCTGGATACCAGGTATCAATTTGATCTCTTAACTGGACACCAGCTGCACAAAGCCACGGCTTCATTAACTTAAAAGTAATTGTGCTTCTTCGGCTGTAATGCCAAGTTTTGCTAACAAATCGGCCTTAGCAGTTTTTTTTGTTTCAATTTGTGCTTGTCTTGCTTTAGCATCAGAAACGTCTAACTCAATTTGAGCAATTTCTTCAGCCGTTGCATCTCTAACAATTTCTTCGCCAGTTTCGCAATTAACAATTTTAATTTGTGGTTTTGATGTATTAGTCATTAATTAACTCCGTAAAGTAGAATTGTGCCTGATGTAAAATTTCCAGCATTAGGAAAAAAGTCTAATGAAGTAATTGCAGCAGTTTGGTTATACACGCCCCATGTTGGGTTAAAAGAGAAGTTAGTCGTAGTAGTTGAGTCCACATTAAATACTGTTGCTTGCATCCATTTCCAAGTTACTGTGTTTGTGTAGTCTGGAATGACAATTTCGGTTAAACCTTGCGCAACAGAGTTATCTTGGGCTGCTCCTAAAAAAAAGCGAGTTGTATTAAAAGCACCAGTTGATGTGCCCGCAAGTCCGTCTTTGTGACGATTTGCAGTTGAATCACTATTCATACGCATATCTAAAACTTCGCCATCATTTGCTGGTAGGAAATCCCGCACAATAATTTTTAGATCTTTATATGTTTGTGGTATTGAAGAAAGAGTTACACTAGCGCCAGTGAGTGTTGTGGTGCTAATTAAAGTTTGACCACCGATAGGAGCTGCCCAACTTGGGATACCACCTGCAACTGTAAGAACTTGTCCTGTGCTACCAATTCCAAGCCTTGCAGGAGTTGATCCACTTGATGAATAAATAGTATCGCCTGTAGTTGTCATTGGGTTAGTCATGCCAGTTGTATCTAAATTTGCCCAAGCACTGCCCGTGTAATAAGTTGTCACGTTTGTATCTTTAAGGTAAGCAAAGTTACCTTCTTGTGGTGATGTAACGGCTGCATCTCTAGCTGTGGCATCAGCAAATACCCACACGCCTTGCATTAAATATCCATCTACATCGGCTGCGGTTAATACCTCGCCTGTAACAAAATCCTTAAAACCTAATCCTGCTGCCATATTTACTCCTTAGTAACTTAGGACATTATAGTCTAAAGTGCCATAAATCGTATCATTTAGGATAAATGCGTCTATGACTGGCTCTAATGTCGTGAACGTGGTTTTCCAACTATTCGGGGTTATGCTCATCCGTACCCCAAAAATCTGTAAAGTCTTTTCTAAAATCGATCCGCCAGGCTGGGTGGTCTTAACTGTAATTGGATCAAAGAAGTCTAGGCCAAGGGCTGCGATAATTCCTGAATTATAACTAGGTGTGTATAAGTCTAAAACTATGGCATCTACTCGTATAGAGGTTTCTTGCCTAGAAGCTACATAAGCCTGAGCATAATCTAGAGCTACGGCATCTGATTGCATTAACAGGTTGTCTAAAAAGTAACTATGCAAAAAGTATTTATCTATGCTTGCTTGATTTAGGGCTACCTGTGGGCTACCACCAATTCTAGTAATAGTTGCTTTATTAAATATCAATACGTCATTTAATATCCAACTAGCATCAAAGTAATCTATACCTGATCCATCATCTGCAAACACTGTAGGTGTGCCACCAATAGATCCAGCAGTTACGCCTCTATCTTGAAATACAAAATTGTTATCGGCATCAACATAGATAGCACCATATTCAGAATTGGCTACTGTAAATAATGCTTGTAATGCTGTGCGGTCAGTACCTGGATCTGCTTGTAATGTAGTAAGCCCTGCATCAATATCACGCTGGGATGTTGGCCATGAAATCTGATCTAATATATCGTTAACACGTGCACCTGATAACTGGCCAGTGCTAGTACCAGCCACTGTGCTTAT